CTCACCTTGATTAATTGGTACGCTATGTTTCAATGAAGATGGAAATAATATTAATTCACCTGATTTACAAGGTAGCATAAAAGTTTCTGAATTTATATGATTATATTTTTCAGGATCTAGTTTCATACCATCCTGTCTTTCTTTAGAAAAAGATATAGGTGGTAATTTTTCATTTATCTGAAAATACATCACACCAGATATAATACTATTCGGATGCACATGTTCGTGATGCTTGGATCCTTTTGGATTCCTATTAGCCCAGCACTGTGTGATGACTAATCTCTGTTTTGTGTTTAGGACATTTGTCGTAAATTTATTTACAGCTTCTCCTAAAAAATTTTTTATATTTTTAAACTCCTCGTTACGTAATAGGTAAGAATCATCAGATCTAAAGTTACCATTTTGTTGTTGTTCACGATAACTAATATTTTTTAGATAAGCTAACTCTTTATCAATCGGTTGTTCGTACGGCACGATTAACAAAGGTGTTGGAAACAATTGCAATAATTCTTCTTTCATTTTGTAGGATACTACACTATTTTATTATGCTTGTAAACCACCATGTGCATCGCAAGTTCCAGCAGACTCACGTTTTGCTATCGAAACATCACCAAAATCTGTGGCATCACCAGTCGTAGCTATAGTTATAAAATCAACAGTGTTCACTTTTGATGGTGTACTACCACCCATGAATACACCACGAGTTGAATTTGAACCTGAAGCTAATGATTTTCTAGCTTGTGTTAAATCACCAAAATCTGTTCCATCACCAGTCGAAGCTATAGTTATGTATTCTATAACATTTATAATACTACCTGTAGTTCCGCCTGCCATGATACCTCTTGTAGAAGAAGAAACACCTGTGCCTCCACTTTTTGCAGCAGTTAAATTTCCAAAGTCAGTTGCATTACCTGTTGAAGCGATAGTTACATACTGAATAGTATCATCTTGAGATCCAGTATATCCACCTAAACACACTCCTCTAGTTGAAGAACCACAACTTACAGCGTTATTTGTAGCAGTAGCTAGATCTCCAAAATCTGTTCCGTTACCAATACTAGCAATTGTTACATAGTCTATTATGTTTACATAATAAGGTGAACCAGGTGCATATCCACCCATAAAAACACCTCTTGTAGGACTACCTACATTACCTGATGAAAGTGCATATCGTTGTTGTGTTGGATCACCAAAATCAAAATAGTTTCCTAAAGTAGCAAATTCTTTACATTGAATCGTATTATTATAATAAGGTGAAGCTGGTGAATATCCAGAATATACAATACTTCTAATGACACTAGCAGCGTTACCTGGCATGTTTGATGTAACACTAGCTAGATCTCCAAAGTTTGATAAATTACCTGCCGTTGGAATATGACACATTTCTACTGTGCTTACTAAAGCGTCGGCTGGTGCAGTTTGACCACCACTCATTAAAGCTCTCCCTGATCCAGGCATATAGGTTGCTGATGGTCTTTGTACTTGCGCACCACCCATACCACCTTCTGAATTACCTATTCCACATGCAGAAGATCTTGCAACAGTTAAATCCCCAAAGTCAGAAAAAGTTGAACCCTCTTCAAAACTACAAAAGTCTATTATATTAGACTTTGATGGGTTTGCACCACCTCCATATAATCCTCTTGTTTGACTACCTGCACCTTGTTCAAAAAATCTACCAACACTTAATTCACCAAAATTAGAAAAGCTACCTGTTGTTGCTATGATACATTGTTCATAAGAACCACTTGATAAAGTTGCCTGTCCATTCGTAACAACAGCTTTTA